GGTCCTAGCTGTAGATACGAGAAAGAAATCTATTTAATTAATTAATCTAGCAATTTCTTAGATACTTTCTCCGATGAGTCAGCAATGCAAAACGATACCCCCTTAAAACAGGTCAGGCACTTAAAGAAAGTAGGCTATATGAAAATTTATGGACAATATTTAAGTGACATTGTAAGATTTGACACTTACGGAAATTATTCAAGCAGTAATTACGGAGTAAATGCTCTTAAATTTCAGGACGTAAACAAAGTAATTTATTACTTTAGTTATAAAACGCTAGTAGCGTTTGACCACGTCTCCACGGGTTTAGTAATCCGTGAGAATATATGGGGCAATACAACAGGCAAACACCTTAATTGGATAGACGACGACAAATCAAAGAGAGTTAATACAGAAACTTTCTACGACAAGTTAGACGAATTAAAAAGTAATTTAGTAATTAACGTACCAACGTTATAACAAACAGGCTTGACCTGTTTTAAGAGGGTATTGTAGGTAGCTTGGAACTTATAAGCTATGTAAGAGTACTGTATCAATTGTCCTGTGGTGTGACGATACGGAGTCTGACACCACGAGCATAGAGATATCAATTGTAAGTTCCAAGCTATTTATAGCAGAAAAGGGGTAAATAATGAAAAGTAAAGTAAGTTACACAAAGACTGAAATAAACTCACTAGGTATAGTAAAGAACTATTCAAGAGTAAACCTTGAACTATCAAGACACTTAGTTGGAAGTGTTGGAATAGGACACGGTAACGATTCAGTTACAATATCTTTAGAAGATGTTGAACAGTTAATTAATCTTAGAGCTTGTATTGACAACGCTTTAGATAAAATTAACTTGGATAAAGCTGAATCTATTGAATTTGGACAAAAATGGGAGTCAGATATTTTTGTTAATCAAGGTAGTAGAGCAACAAAGGTATCAGAAAAGGGGTAAGTAATGTTTTTACAAGAACTTACAAAACAAATTGAGAAAATTGAACAAGAAGTCAAGGAAGAAGACTATTTTGCTTTTTCTAAAGAAGACTACTTGCACGGTGGTTATCCACAAACTCAACAAGCGTATGATGAAGGTTATATTGCTGGTATGAGAACAGTAAGAGACTACTTGTTAGGTATTACATCATTACCAAACAACCCACAATTTGAAATAGTAGACAAGTAACTATCTAACTGCACATTGTACGGTGTGCAGATAGATATTTATAAAATATAAGATATCAGAAAAGGGGTAAGTATGGATAATCCAATAGTAGGGGTTAAGGAAACGCTAATCGGTAGGTAGATTAAAGGGATATTGTTTATTATGTCAGAAAAAGTAGATTGGGAAGTAATTAGCCCACTTGTTAAGAAGTAAGAGATTGAAAACAGTATGACACGTTTATTACCACTGATAGTAGATAGACTTAGGTAATTAGAAAACTTAACTAACGAAAAAATAATAAATATATATTCCTTTAAGCTATCTATTAGTAGGAGCCAATAACTATTGCCCTGTTGATTGGTAACTGAAAGTAGGTAGCTTGTAGCACATAAGGTTAATATCGTAATAAATTGCAAGCCCTTGTGTGTTACAAGCTATCTATAAAGATAAGCAGAAGAAAGGGGACTATATGAGTCACAATTTAATAAGAGGACTAAGAGCAGATACTTTACGGTATCTAGTAGAAACTGGTATTGTTTACAGCAAGGAGAACACTAAACGTGCTGAAAGTAGCAGACCAATCAAACCTATTGCAACGCAAAAGATTATGAATTGGGGAGAGAATGCAATACTAGAGGCACAAAGACTAAAGAAAGAGGGTAAAACTAACGAAGAAATAAAAGAAAAACTTGATTTTTATATGGAGGAATTAGGTTTACAAATCTATGAACAATATAGATTTCAACAATCAATATTTTATTCGTTAGCTGACATAGCTTATAAAGAAATAGGTATGTTGGCACCTAACACAGCATAGAAAGGGGACTAATGAAAGATATAGTAATAGAAAAAATGACGGTTTACATTGCAAGTAAACAAAGATACGATAATCTTACCGAAATAATAGATACCGTAACAGATTTAGGTAGAAGTTCGGGCGATTTTACTGTTATTGACTGGGAAAACCCGGTAGAGTATGAGTTAGTAGAGAAAGGGGACTAATGGAAGAATTATTTGATAGATTACAGAAAGAAATATTAGAAGACGAACTACTACTTGCAAGAATTGTAGGTGTGTTAGATGAATAGACAACAAAGAAGAGCTAGAAAATCTAACAAAAAAGGTAGAAGTCAAATACACCATAGAACTATGGGTCAAAGATTAGAAGCAGAATTAAAAGATAAGTAACATATACCCCTTATGTATGGTACGCTAATCAGCCCTCTCCGGAGGGCTTTTTAGTATGTAAAATAAGTTTTTAAAATTGGTTTACATAAGTAAAATTACTTTACTATAATTAAAGTATGAGTAACGCAATACTTGATATGCCGTTAAATTGTAGGCAGATAGTTGTCTCATTTAATAAATCATTCAGTGTTTTTCCAAGCACTAATGATGTACAAAGATACTGCAGATATCATAAATTAGAAATTGTTACTGCAGAGACACAAATGGGAAGCTATATAATTACAGTTAAAAAACAAGACAACAGTTTATAACAATTAAATAAGAAAGGAGCATCGATGAGCGATGTTAATGAGCTATTAGATAGTGCAAGACAATCAATAACAACTACTCAAATGAAACACGAGTATGATGTATTGTTTGAAGCATTAAAAGAAGCGTCTAATGAATTACAAAATATTAAATCATTAGAAAAAACGTGGATAGATACACGTAACAAAATTATCAGCAGACTTTATCACGAACATAATGTAAGTATGATAAAACTTGCAGGTGTTTGTGGTATCACAAGACAAATGGTGCATTATATATGCACGGATAAAAAGAAAGAGGTAGTCAATGGCTAAATTTAATCTAAACGATTATGAGTTAGTTGAAGATAGACTTAAAAAGTTTTGGAAAGATAATCCAAACGGAAGAGTAGAGACTGAAGTTGTACATATTACTGATGACGGTAGTTGTGTAACTGTGAGAGCTTTATGCTACAAAGATATAGAAGATATTAACCCAGTAACAACTGGTATTGCACAGGAAACAAAAGGGCAGGGCGGATTTGCAAACGCTGACGCTTGGATGGAAAACTGTGAAACTTCTGCAATAGGTAGAGCTTTAGCTAACTGGAACTATCAAGGTACCGGGAAAAAACGTCCAAGTAAGGAGGAGATGTCAAAGGTTGCGAAACAACCGCCAACAAAAAAACCAGTAGTACAAGAGACTACGACACCCCCTTCTAAAATAACATCAGGTGCAATTAAAACTTTAGTTTTAAGTATGTGTAATGATGATAAATACTTTGCTAAGAAGTGTTACGAGACAAGTATGACACGTCTTACAATGGACAAAAGCATAAGTAATGATGTAACAGAGTGGAGCAACGATACAGTAGATAAGTTTATTGCACTTGTTGAAACATATGTTACAAAATTTCAAGATGAGTTTAAGGAAAGAGAAGGAAACGATAAGTTTACAAATGACATCATTGAAAATTTAGCTGGTGTCACAGAATTAGAAGAATCTAACACAGATGATGTGGTAGTGATAGGAGAAGATATGGACTTTAGTAATGACGATTGGAAAGCAGGCAAAGAAGCAGACCCAATGACTGACGCACAGAGAGGATTCTTGGAAACATTAATTACTCAATGTATTGACAATGGACAAGACGCTTTAGCGGCTGAAGCAAAACAATATATAAACTCAGACAATACAAGCAAAGTAACTTGCTCAGATATGATAAGTAAGTTAAAGAATGCTTTGTCTTAGAGGTAATAAATGTTAACTCAAACAGAAGTAATAACTAGGTGGAATGACATACACTTATTTGATGAGCCGTTAGTTGAGGTAGAGGATAACCCATTCTCTACCTATGACGCACAAAGCAGTCAGTATATTGTAGAAATTAAATCTAGAGATAAGTTGTATGATAGTTGGATAATAGAAAAGTATAAATTTGATATTAATTTAGAAGATTCTATTAGGAGCGGTAAAGAATTTTTATACATAACAGAGTACAGAAGAAAGTTAATGGTCTGGAATTTAAATGATTTAGTTGCAGTTGATTACGCTTTTAACTGGCACAAGAGATGGCTTCCAAAGACAACAGACTTTGAGAACAAAGAAAAAGTACTAAAAGAAGTAGGGTACTTACTAACTAGTTATGCTAGAGAATATTAAGGAGAGAGAATGATTGATGTAATGTTAAGCAAAGCAACAGAAGGTATGTTGATTGCAGAATTATTGAATAGAAGAAACGAAAAAGAAGTACCTTTGTTTATGGGTAAAAGTATATTGTTACCTAATGGACAACAACAACTACTTGCAATACTTCCTAATATACAAGTGCTTACAACAGTTACAGAAGAAGAAGAAGAATAATAATGTGTAAAGATTGTGGGTTACCACCTGAAACTACACTAACTCATAGTGGTTTGTGTACATATTGTATTGCACATATGATAGAAGACTTAGTCTAAACTATCTTGTAATTATCCCAACCGTCCTTATCTATTGTAAAGGTAAGGACACCCGGCTTACTCCACATACCAGTTCTTGCAGTAAAATCTATACTTGCATCTATTGAAGGACATTGAAACCAAGTTCTATTACCCTGCTGCATCATACGAGGGTGATGAAAATGTCCTGTTATTAACACCTCTGCATCACCCACTGGAAAATCACCAAACATCTGACCTTGCCACCACTTCATTATCTTACCTTCAGGACCTGTACCGCCTGCGTGCATATGTCCGTGTGTAAATCCTACAGTTGTATTTTTAATTTTTAATGTATGATGAAACCCTTCTGGTATTGATACCTCTACTTTGTCATAACGTGGGTTCTGTTCCATAATCTCACCACATATTTCTAAGTGCATTGTGTCAGAGTTATCTAATCTTGATGTAACTACTTGACCTTTGCCACTACGAGATTGCTCACCGTGGTTGGCGGGAACTCCAGACAATACAATCTTATTTGCATATGGTAAAAATGTATCAACAGTCTTCATAATTAGTTTTCTTGCTAAGTGATACTGTTGAGATAGGTTTAATGATATATTATGTGGTTGAGAATCATAGAATCCATAACAACCTTCAGTCAAATCACCCATAGATAACAAATAAATTTCGTCTATGGTACCTAGTGACCGAACCTCTTGTACTGCTCTCTCAAGTGCCTTATCGTATCTCTCAAGAGTTTTCTCTACTCCTAGGTCAACTTTACCCAGTTGCCAGTCACTTAACGTAAATATGTAGGCTGTATCACCTTTGTGTTGTTTTTTCTTTAGCGGTTTTTTCTTTGATACTTCTTTAAGAAGTTTGCTGTACCATTCGTCACGAGCAGGATGTCTTCGTCTTACGATACCTTTGAATGCGTAAAATGTTTCTACATTTCCGCCCTTAATTTGTGTATTCCAGGAGCTAGCCCTAACTTTACCTTCTATTTCGTAATGTTTTGGGTCAAATCCCCACTCTTTTAATATAGAATCAAACTTATTTTTATAGTTAGGGTCAGTTCCTATGTGTGTTATTTCACCGAGACCAGATTGTTCGTCAAACTCAGCTGACGGTTGCCATCCAGAACGGTAATAGTTATTACCTAAGTCTTTCTTATCAGTCATATGCAGCCTTTCTGTTAATACTATTATACAGTAAGACTAAGACCTTTTCAGCTACTTAGTAATTTGTTTTTTAGCGTATGTTTTAATGACTGCAAGTGCAGCACCGCCACCGGCTAATGCAGCAAGCTGTAAAGTTTCAGCTTCTACACCAACTAATGGAGCAACTGTTAATGCACCAATGAACGCTTCAATGAAGGTCCAAGCTGTACGCTCAATCATATCTTTGAGTTCTTCACTCATTTTATACTCCCACGATTCTGACCAAGGTGTCCACCATAAATCCTTTTTGAACTTACCATCTTTGTCTCTTGCTCTTTTAATTCTATCAAACATTATCTTATTATCCTGCCTTTCAACATAGCATTTCCCACTAAGACATTACCATTGACTTCTTCTAGTTTTTCCATAACTGTTTTAGCTAGTACTACATCATCAGTAGAAGCATTTGATGCAGGTTTTTCTAATAATTTCGTTATTGTTGTGTACTCTATGGTTACTTCTTTACCAAGTAACAACTCTTTTGCCACTTTATTGTATAGTTTTGAGTACGCTTTGCCTGAATGTCCTATAAACCCATCATCACTTATATCTAAATCTTGTTGTGTTTCACCTACAATTAAGCAACCAGATGTATGTTCATCTGTGTTTCCAGCGTGTATAAGTATATAAGTAAAGTTAGGTACATCTTGTAAATGTAACATACCATAGTGTGAGTTACCATATCTCTCTGCATATTTAATATGAAAGCCACCAACAGTTCTAAACTTTATATCGTATGTACCCTCTGGTATGCAGGTTTCGTGCATAACTTTTACTGCTTGGTATTGGTCCTCTAATGTATAACATTCAAACTGACCATCAACTAGAAGTATTCCATTAGTTGCATCTGTTCCAAATTGAGTTCTAACAACTGTGAGTTTCACCTATACCTCCATATTTACAATTACACACGCTTATATGTGTTCCATTTTTATCTATATAAGTATAGCACTTACTTTCCACCACAACAGCCACTACCACAACAGTCCATTCTATTCTCCTTTTCTAAAACCAATGGTTAATAACCATATAGCTAATGTAATTATAGTAGCTAAACCTGTAACTTGCTGTGCTGAACCAGTAAGGGTGAGTGTAGCAATAACTAAACCTACTAAAGTCCACGAAAGATTTAGTGTTTCTTTAATTATTTCTATAAACCAGTTCCATATTTTTTTAATCATAAACTTTTCCTCATTACAAATGCTGCAATACTTACTATTCTAGTCAAGATTACAGGAACTACGACTTCTTGTGCTTTTTCTTTTTGGTCTTGTGTCATATCATCACCAATGCTACTTATAGTTATCTCTTCAAAATCTAAATCAACAAAAGTTTCTATTGGATTTTCTAAGAATGCTTCGTACTGTACCTCTGTAACAACATCAGCAAGAGTATAGTTTTCTACATCTGCGTTCTCTACAGCTCTCTCTACATATTCCTCTACTGCTTCAGCTACTACTTCATCTTCTTTGACAGCTTCAGCTATTATCTCAACATCTTCAGTTTCAACTTGTAATACTTCAGCAACAACTTCTACTTGTTCCTCTGTAAGTTCTTCTATCTCCTCAATAGCTTCTTCAACTACTGCTTGAACTATCTCTTGTACTTCTTCTGATACCTGGTCTAAGTTCTGTACACCAATATCATTAACTTCTTCTAGGACTTCTGATGCTTCTTCGTTGGTAAGCTCTTGTACATACTCTTGTATAGCTTCTTCTTTTGCTTCTTCATACTCAACTAACTCCTCTTCT